TAACAAGTTGTGCATAAGATTTAATCGGCGGCCACTCGTCCGTCTTAGGCTTGATACCAAGTGCTACGGCTGGTTCAATCATCGGTAGTTCATTCATCTTTCCTCCCTTGTAGAACCATAATAGGCTCTGCATTTTGTCGTTTCTTTTTGCCCCAGGTATCCGAACTGGCTGACTAGGCTTGAATGTTGCTGGGTCACATCCAAGCGGAATAAGAAATGTTTTCAACTGGTCAATCAATTCTTTGTTGGACGGCATATCAAACCATCCATGTAAACTCTTCCCGCCAGTATCTACAACGGCGCGCAATCGAAGCTTAAACAAGTCACGCATCAATTGGAACACCGCGCCCATCTGTGGCTTAGTCAGCACATCCGATTCGACAACCAAGAATATCCTATCCTCAACCGTATCGTTGGACCTGCTGACTGTGCCTTGCTTATAAGTCGCACCAGTTGTGTATTGCCCAATCGGCTCATCCAGCTTCTTCCAATCGTAAGCTGTGCGGAAGTTCTGCGGATGCTTACCGCTATCCGTGACGTTACCTATCCAGATGTTATCGACAGCGTTGAACAACGATAGGAACAACTGATAGTCCTGCGCTGGATCGTCCAGCTTGGTAGGACTTTCCTCAAACATATCAGCCGTCTCCCAATTGTAGTGCGTGAGGTATCGTTGCTTATTTGACTCGGCAATCGTCTTAATCCTATCCAACACCTCGGAGTGCGGGTCTTTCTTGATGACTAACTTTGGTGCGGCTGTGCCACCCGACATAATGTTTACTGGCTTGTAGAGAACATCGCTGGATATAGCTCGGCGCAACTTGCGGTTAGCCTCATCACGATACGGCGTGCAGGAAGTATGCCAGCAGAAGATAGTCGGCGCGCCATCTACGAACACCGTTGTATCTCTAATGCGAGTGTGGCTGGTGTGCGCAGCTTCACCAGGACACTTGCACAGCCCGTGGTTCTCGGACTGCCAATCAACCTGGCCTACGATCTCTTCAGCTTGCCGTTGTGCGGTTGTCATCCGTCATAACACCCGCAAGGCACTTCGTCTGGCAGGTCCTCAAATAATTTCATTTGGCTTGCATCTGATCTGATTAAGTCTTCCCACTTCCAGTTGCGACCAAGACCAACCACAGTTTTAAGGTGAGCATTGTTTTCCATTGCTATTGCTCTTTCTGCCAGAGCAGGGTGGTTCTTGGCAAGATCAAGAACTTCGTGCTTCTTCATTGCTGGACAATAAAAGCACGATGACTTGGCTGGCTTAAACCCAGCCTCTGCTACAACCTCAACGCACTTCTTTCTGCCCCAACCCCAACGCACTAGCGGGTACTCATAGATGTACTTCTTGTCCTCTGGTATCTTCCCTCGGTGATGCTCGCCAGCGTCATACCCAATCAGCTTCAAACATTTACCGCCAGCTTTCCAGCAATCCTTAGCTGGTTGCCAGTTGTTAACGAACTTATCCTGGGGCTGGATCTTGTACTTCTGCGAGCATCCCTTAAAGCCATAGGCCAGACTTGGCAGCATATTCTGGCGCAAGCAATTCTCTTCGAGAGTTTCCTTGGCGTACTTCACAGTAACCACTTCTGGCATATCGTGCTTAACCAACCAATCAGAAAATATCTTAACAAACTCATAAGTCTGTGGTAGCTCGCCACCAGTATCTGCAAACAAAATGAGGTCTGGAATGACCCCGCGCTTCTGCATTTCAATCAGCATTGCTGCTGAATTTGTTCCTCCTCCGAATGATATGATTAAAGGAGTCTTCATATTAAAATTCAAACTGGCTCTGATTCAAGGGGTAGACACACTGAGGAAACGCCCGAAGCAAGATCTCCTTGCATACCACAACGCCAGTTAGTTATTTGCTTTCTAGTTCTATTGCCTTTTTGGATGCCTCAACAATATCCTGCGCTGTTATATTACGCAGAGCATTGCACCAGTATTGAGTCTTGGGTGTTTTGTTGCTCGCATCCTTACACTTAGCCTGCGGCAACCCAGCGTGAGGACGGCAAGGCGCGTGTTGGCAGGTATCGGGTTTGAACACCGATACGTTCTTAGGGTAATAGGTCATGCGATCCGCTGGGTCATACGAACCCCACAGCGACACACACGGAGTATCCAACCCAGCAGCCATGTGGTTGACACTACTATCAGGCGCGACAACAAAATCAGCCCCGCTGATAATCGGGAACAGCGAGCGAACAGCCTTGGTACAATTGAATAGGTCTATCACCCTGGGATGATCCACCTTAAAGTTGTTTGAGTTGTCCAGCCCAATAATCACAGCGTGATGTTTTGGGTAAGCCTCAAGCAACGCCAGCACTGCCTCCTGCCCCATCGTTGGCGGGTAGGTGCGGGTCGGACCAGAACTGCTAACGTGGTAGGCAAAGAATTGGTCTGGCATCGGCCACTTGCCCATCGCCTTCAACTCTTCGTGGTCTGGTTCGATGAGATGTAGGACTGGCTTGCAATACTTAGCCATCGTCTTCTCATCCCACACACCCATCCACTCGTAGATCCGCTGGTAGCAGTTGCCAGGACCAGTGCCTAGCTTTGTGTTTCCAACCTGCCCGCTGAATAAATCATCAGTAGGTAGGTGTGCATCAAAAGAATCCCAAGCTTCAAGCGAGGATGGCAACGGCCACAGCTTTGCCCCCAGCCCAGCGTAGAGAGGCAGGTTGCGAGCAGGTGCGTAAACCTCCACAACCCCACCCGACTCTTGCACTAAGTAGTTTACGAAGGCAGTAGCGATGATCGCGTCACCAATTGCACCAGCGCGGTACACGGCTGTTGCACCACCAGCAGCGCGCCCTTTGTAGTACGGCTTGATCTTGTGTGGGCAAGGGATTGAATCATCCCAGGTTGGTCCAGTTAACTCATCGGGCAGCACATAGGTATTGCGCGGATAGAGCATATTGTCATCGACTTTGTGAATTGCGTTTGTGTTATTTGTCCATAGTTTCATTTGTTATCCTCCATTATTTTGTTGATGCATCTGATGATTTCTGACGCGACTTGCGGGACGATGGCGTTACCCAATCCTTTAAGTCGGTGTGACCTATTTGGTATCCCATTAGCCACTCGACCCACGTTGGGTTCAGCGAGCCAGATTGCTTCTCCTGATTGTCCGTATGTTGTACCGCTACATCCAGAGTATCCATCGACACTTTCCCGTTCCGCATCCTGCCGCCTATGTACCCACCCTTCCCGTCTCTGCTTGACGGTGTCGGCCACATTCTCACGGCAGTCTGAAGAGTTGCTCCCCACTTCGTTCCGTTGGCTGATGTCCTCGTCTTGCCGTCCTCGGACACAGCCCCACTCCTTGCTCCCGTGTGCGCTCCTCTCGGACAGGCTGATGGAGTCGGCCACATCTGAGGATGCACAACTTGCTCCCGAATATTCCCACTCCTTGACCTTCCCTCTCTGTTCTTCTGATTTTTCGAACAATCCTCCGCTTGTCTTGGAGGCAGTGAGTCCATCGAGTTTGGAGTGGCCCACAATCCAAACCCTGTCTCTTCTGTGTGGCGCGTCAACGGCGCAAGCTGGAACAATGATCGGTTCGACTTCGTAACCTTGACCTTCCAGATCAGCGCACACCTGGTCGAGTGCCAAGTTAACGATCCCAGCAACATTCTCACCAATGATCCAAGCGGGCTTTGCTTCTTGTATAACTCGCAACATTTCTGGCCAGAGGTAACGGTTGTCATCCTTGCCTCGTTGCTTGCCTGCGACTGAGAATGGTTGGCATGGAAACCCACCTGTGAGAAGAGTGACTCCTGCGTATAGCTCGCCTCGTACTTCGCGGATGTCTTTGTGACACGGGACTTCGGGCCAATGCTTTTTGAGGACTGCTTGTGCGTATGGTTCGTTGTCACAGAAGCCAACGGTTCTATATCCATTCCACTTGGCTGCCAAGGCAAATCCTCCGATCCCGCTAAATAAGTCGAGGTGGGTTTTTTCATTCACTTTCAACAATCTCCTTACAAATCAAAGCCGCTGCATCCACCATCGTAATTATCTGGATCATGTCTATGGCATGGCCATGAGAAGCGCGATCCCTCTCCACAACCAGTTTTTCTCTGGCAGAGAGAAGGATGTCGCGCCCCCACTTGAGGCGAGCTTTTGCCTCTGTATCCATTACGAGCCTGACCGCATCCGAAACTTGCGAGGCGATTTGTTGCTCTTCCCAGCAGCAGACAGTGCTATCGCAATCATCTGCTGACGCGAACGAGGCTTACCACCTGCTCCACGCTCCTTGCCCTTCTTGCGGTTATCCGCTGCTAGTTCACTCATATTCTTACTTACGTCTTTACCTAGTGGCATACTGACCTCCTATGCTGTTTCCTCACCAACAACGTCATCCCACGTTGCCTGCTCTCCATGCCAGACCTGCGACTGCGTCCGCAGCCAGTTAGGTTTCTCGCTTGGAGTGGTGAAGCTTGATTCGCGCCAAAGTACATTGTTACCAGGAACTGCTGTCATCCGTCCATTATTAAGTGCGATGAAATGGTGTGACTTGGTTTGACTTGGCGACATAGAGAATCCATCTCCATAAGGCTCGGCTGTGAATAGGTATCGACCAACTTCCCAAGTCTTTCTATTGGCAATCCAAACCTTGCAGGACAACCCCATCAGATACTCGTACTCAATCGTTGTGAAGTTCCAGCCAAAACAATCCCATCGCTGTGCATCGTTAATGTCCCAGTCCATAATTGCAATGTCGCCATGAGCCAAGGCGTGTAGCGGTAGCCCTCGGTACAACGCACCGCACTTGAGCATCACAGTACAACCCCAAGCTCGTCCAGGTACTGCGGTCAGCCCAAACCACACAACGTCCTCTATGCCTTGCTTCTCGCCATCAGACACAAACTCTATGTCGCACTTGACGTACAAGTGGCGAGGTAGATTAGCAGCGTGGGTCATCCGTCATAACACCCGCAAGGCACTTCGTCTGGCAGGTCCTCAAATAGCTTCATTTGTTTTGCGTCCGACCTAATAAGGTCTTCCCACTTCCAATTCCTTCCAAGCCCAACAACTGAAGTCAGATTAGCGTTGCGTTCCATTGCTATTGCTCTTTCGGCAAGCTGCGGATGTTCCTTCGCCAAATTAAGCACTTCATGTTTTTTCATGGCTGGACAAAAAAAGCAAGACGATTTGGCTGGCCTGAACCCAGCTTCCTTAACAACCTCAATGCATTTTGTTCTAATCCATCCCCACCGAACAAGAGGATATTCATACATATATTTTTTGTCGTCATAAAATTTAACTCGATGAGACTCCCCAGCATCATATCCAATCAGCTTTAACACTCTCCCCCCACCCATCCAACATTCTTTGGCAGGCTGCCAGTTATTGCAAAACTTGTCTTGCGGTTGAATCTTATATTTTTGTGAACAACTCTTAAATCCATAAGCCAGACTTGGTAACATCTTCATCCTTTGGCAATTTTCTTCCAGAGTTTCTTTTTGATATTTAACCAATTCAATTTTCGGCATTTTATGAGTCTCAAGCCATTTTGAGAATTGATCCACAAATTCGTAAGTTTCTGGAAGCTCGCCACCAGTGTCAGCAAATAAAATAAGGTCGGGGATAACGCTTCTTTTTTGCATTTCTATTAACATGGCCGCAGAGTTTGTCCCTCCACCGAAGGCAACGATGCATGGGGTTTTCATCTCCAGTTAGGTCCAGTAAACCAAGCCACCAATACCCAGCGAGTTCCCCATATAGGCGCACGAGCGCGATGTTCTAGGTAAGATGGGAACCAGCATCCAGCCCCTTGCTCGCGTATGAACCGAGCGTTCTCAATGTCGGCCTTAACCTGCAACCCACCGCCAATGTATTCGTGCGGTGCGGATAGGTTGACTACGGCTGTAAGTTTGCGATCAGAGGCCGTATACGAATCCCAGTGCCAC